AAACTTCCAAGAGGGTTGGATGTCTGGTGCTGGTTTTCACTAGTATTCCAGGAGACAAAAAATGCCCGAAATAATCTTTACAATTACAAGTGTTGCCTTCTTTGTTTTGTTGGCACACTCCGTTAATCAACTATCTGAAACTTACTGATGACTTATTCTATTACTCTTCAATCCCCTGATGGCACTGAAAACACTTTTGAATGCGCCAAAGATCAATACATTCTTGAAGCAGCTGAAGAAGCTGGCATTGATCTACCTTCCAGTTGCCGTGCTGGTGCTTGCTCTTCTTGTGCTGGCAAACTCATTAGCGGCACAGTAGATAATGAAGAGCAGTCGTTCCTTGATGATGACCAGATTGCTGATGGGTTTATTCTAACTTGTGTAGCATACCCCACTAGCGACTGTGTAATCTTGACAGAGCAGGAAGAGAATCTGTGAGTGCTGGAATGCTGGGGCAACTTGGAGTTGCCCTCCAAAGTCTAGATTGGAATGATCTAGAACTTGAAGTAAAGGTGGCAGGCACCCTAAAGAATGACAAGTTTATTGTCATCAAACCTGTAAAAGAAAAACTGGTATGTAATCCAGACCATAATCTTAAACAACAACACCCTTATCAAGGAGAAAATAAATGAAAAATCTTTTTAACGAGCGCAGTGAGCGTATTAATGGTTGGGCAGCAATGATTGGAATTGTATCTGCTATGGGGTCATACCTTGTCACTGGTCAAATCATTCCCGGTGTATTTTGATGGAGGTTAAAATGCGTAAAGAACAATATGAAGTTCCACAAGTACAGTTTGTGCTTCGTGAATCTGGCGAGTTTGTAAATAAAACATCTGCAGAACTTTTCAATGGAAAGCGTGTGGTCCTGTTTAGCTTGCCTGGCGCTTTCACTCCTACTTGCAGTGCCTATCAGTTACCTGGATTCGAGGAGAAATACGACGACTTTATTGGTCTTGGCATCAACGATATTTACTGCATCTCTGTTAATGATGGGTTTGTGATGAATGCCTGGGCACAAGACCAGAACATTGAAAAAGTAAAACTCATTCCAGACGGTAATGCATATTTTACACGTTCTATGGGTATGCTTGTTAATAAGTCCAATCTTGGTTTCGGTGATAGGTCTTGGCGTTATGCTGCGGTTGTGGATAACGGAGTCATCGAGAAACTGTTTGTTGAACCAGGACAGCGCGATAATGCCCCCGAAGATCCTTATGTTGAGACTACTCCAGAAAATGTTTTTGAATATGTAAAAACTACAGTGAAAGAAACTATTGCTGCTTGAAGATAATCAAAGCGTCCAAAAGGGCGCTTTTTTTATAAATATCTTCAGTGTTTTAGGTAATATTCAATGACCCTAGATCTTCATAACTTTTTTAAGTTTTATGATGATGGTAATGAGAATCATGTTGCAGCGGTTCAATGGTTAGAGGATAATCTTCCTTCTCAGTTTTTAGATGATGCAGAAACAGATTGGATTGGTATTTACAGAACTAAGCCCCCTACACCTGCAGTTCTGGATGTTCCATACTTCAATCAAGTAGATAACTACAGAGATGCACATAGAACTTGTAACAGTTCATCGTGTGCCATGTGCCTTGCTTTCCTCAAGCCAGGCAGTATTAAAGGTGACGATGAGTATGTCAAGAAAGTATTTGCGATTGGCGATACTACTGACCATGCCGTACAGACGAAAGTTCTGGCGGGTTATGGAGTTAAGTCACACTTTAGTTACAATCTTTCTTTTGCTGATATTGATAAGAGTCTTGATGCTGGAAAGCCTGTTGTTATTGGTATCCTGCACAGGGGTCCTCTATCTGCACCTACTGGCGGGCACATGGTTGTAGTCATTGGTAAGACACCAGATGGTAAAGGTTACTATTGCAATGACCCATACGGTTCCTGTAATGATAATTACACTGGTCCAGTGACAAATGGTAAGAAGACTATTTACGCCAAAGCAATGCTCAAGCACCGCTGGTGTCCAGGAGGGAATGATGGATGGGGCAGAATCTTCGACTAATTTTAAAAGGAAGATGCTCAAAGTGATTAAAGACCTCACAAATAATGGAAAGCATGTAGAAGCAAGTCAACTGTATCAAAAGTATTTCGGAGACAACAATGGCACGAATCGACCTTCATAACTTTTTTAAGTTCTACGACGAAAGAAACCCTAACCATGTGAAAGCAGTTCAGTGGTTAGAAGACAATCTTCCCGTCAAATATTTGGAAGATAATATTGACTGGGCAGAAATTTATAGAGGAAAAAAGTCTAGTGCTGCACCAGCCCCTGCTGCTGCAGCTCCTGTAACTGCGAGTGGTGATGTTCCAATGATGGGCATCAAGTTGATTAAAGAGTTTGAGGGATGTCATTTAAATGCATATCCTGACCCTCTTTCTGGTGGACTTCCAATCACAATCGGTTGGGGTTCTACTCGTAAGAAAGATGGTTCTCCTTTCAAACTTGGGGATAGCATTTCGCAGGCAGAAGCAGATGACCTACTGATTAGTCAGTGTAAGAGTCAGTTTATTCCAGCACTCCAAAAGATTCCTCACTGGAATGAAATGTCAGATGGAAAAAGAGGCGCTCTGCTCAGCTTTGCTTATAATCTTGGTGCCGGTTTTTACGGTGGCGATAACTTTAATACTATTACTAAACGCTTAAAGAATAAGGAGTGGGATTTAGTTCCTGATGCTCTTTATCTGTATCGTAATCCTGGTTCAAATGTAGAAGCAGGACTTGCTCGCCGCCGCAAGGCAGAAGGCGAAGCATGGAAGAAAGGATAAATAAAGTTACAATCATAACTGATTCTTGATCTTAACTGGTCTGAATCTACATAGTCCGAGTCCTCTGTGATTCGGTGATTACTTTACTTTTAACATAACTTCGGTTTGTTTCGTTTAGTACACACTGAACTCACAGAGGATTTTTATGCCTTACGCTAAAAAGGCGCTTGCTGCTGCGTCTGCTTTATTAATGGGAACATTGCCTACAACAGTATTAGCACATACCAACTCATTAGGATATGTTGGAGATGGAGCAGGTTCAGTAACTTTCTGGTATGGTTCTTGGCACGCTGGAACCACTTTTACAGAAGGTTCAATGACATTACAAGGTGTCAACGGAAATACATTCGCACCTACAACTGTCAACTGGACTCTCCTACAGAATACAGAACCAACAGGATTGATTCCTGGTACAAATTACTTCATGTCCGATGGAGTAAATCTAATTCCATATGGAGATCCTGCTGCTCTTTATGGTTCAACTCAAAGTTACACTTGGCAAGGTGTTACTTTTACTAACTTAGGTGCTGGCGATTATCAGTTTACCTACAATCCTATTGCACAACCAACGATGGATTGGGATCCATCTTCACAAGTTATTCGCACAGGAACCGTAACTTTATCTGCTGGTCTTTTATCGGGTGATGCTGATGGAGATGGTATCAATGATTCAACAGGGCAAGCAGTAACACCTTCTACACCTTCTACACCTTCTACACCATCAACTCCAACAGTGGTATCTTCTGCTGCTGGATCTGATATTGTTACTACATCGACCAGTAATGGAACAAGAACGGTAACTAATACACCACATCGTCATGTAATGGGTGTAGATGCTGATGGTAATCAAACCGAAACGCATTATACTGATACAGAAGTTATTACTATTCCTACTGTCACAACTACCACCACAACAACTCCAACAACAGTTGATACTTATAGTGATGGAAGCACCGTAACAACTAACGGCACTCCAACTACCACAACATCAACCGCAGATGCAGGTTCTGGTACATCTGTTGTTACACAGGCAACTGTTCCTGATTGGGTCAAGACCAGAACATACGATGTTCAAAGAACTGCATATGCTCCTTCTGGTGCTGCTCCTACGGTGACTCAGACCCATCGTTTTGATGCGACTGAGAACGGTGCTAAGCAAAAGGTCAATCATCACACAACAACAGGAGTTACGACACCAACAGTTAGAACTGTAACTACAACTGCTGTATATACAAAGGTCTATACTAACGGTGCTCCTACCGTAGTCACAACAGATCCTTCTGTCATTACCTATGAGACCAGCACTTCATATGCAGAGTATTATGCTTCCAGAGATTACTTCGGTCGTATTGATCAGTTAGAAGTTCTTGATGGTATTAATGATGGTATCAATGGACTTCTAAATCACGAACCATCCAGAACCAAAGAGAAGTTTAGAGTATTTGAAAACAACAGATTTGTTCAATCCTACAATGCTGATGGATATTCTGCTGATTCTAAAATCTTCGGTGGTGGATTTGAGTTAGACTTATCCAAAGGTTGGACTGTTGGTTATCAGTATAATAATGTGAATATTAATCTCCGTGGTGTAGATTCAACTGCAAAACAGAATAAAGATGTTCATGGAATCTTTAATACCTTCCATGGTAATACTCTTACTCTTAATACTAATGCTGCGATTGCAAATAGTAAGTATAATTATTCCAGAACCGTAGAAGGTGTATTTGATAATCAGGGAGAAACCACTGGTTCGGAGTGGTGGGTATCAAACAGACTTTATTTACATCTTACAAAATGGTTACATCCATTTGTCGGACATACCGTTCAAAATGTAAGCAGAAACGCTTATACTGAAACTGGTGATGTTAGATCAGCAAGAAGTGTTGACGCAACTAGCAATACAACTCATGTTGGTGAAGCAGGACTTAAACTTGAAACCAGATTCGGTGGTAAGAAGAAAGACCTTTTTGGTATGAGTGTGGAAGGTGCTTATGCAACTGACAATTCTTATGGTGTAACTGCCTCTGTTGATTATAAAGAGATGTTGATTATTGAAGGTTCTCATGGTTTAAACAACGGTGTTACCAACAATTCGATTGCTGGTAAAATCAAGTTTAGGTTCTAAAAACCTAAATAAGGAGAGACTTCATCACACGGACTGATGGACAAGAAAAAGGAGAATGCTTTGGGGCAAGTAATTCGTATTGCCATCCTCGGATGGTCTGCTGCTCTTCTTACCGCAAGTTATGCTGGGGCTCTGTCAAAGATGGACCCCACTTTTATTGCTACCGTCTTCACAGCGTCTGCTGCCACCTTTGGTATCAATACAATGAAGAAAGGCGGCGATGACGACGATGATCACAAAAAAGAAGAGCAAAGAACTGAGTATGTAGTTGATACTCCCGCACCAGAACCAGTAGTAGAAAAAACTGCTCCTACAAGAGAAACATCTCTTGAAGAGAGAGTAGAAGCACTTGAAACTAAGGTTGAAGGTGAAGAAGGTGAAGGATTCGTTACACCCCGCACAGGAGCATAATGTCTAAGTCACCTAACAAAGGTAAGAAAGGTTCTGCTGGTAATAAAAAGCAGAACCAAGGGAATGCAACCGCTAAGAAGGCAAAGAATGGTGGCAAAAAGAAGTAATGGAACTCATTGCTTTTTTAATAGTTGGTTATTCTGAAATTAGTCCTGGTAGTTGCCAGTTGGAATATTTTAGATACAATCAAATACACTCGCTTGTAATCCCGTGCCACGAGAATGGAACACTCCTAAAAGGAAGTGTTGGAATCCTCCCATCTATCACATACTCAAAGCCATAGATAATCACACCCGTCTTTTTTTAGAGACGGGTGATTTTTGGCATCAGGAACAAGCAGATATATTAAGGAAATATATAAAAGACCTGAAAGTATGGATACACAAAGAAGAGGGTTGGTGGAATGAATGAATTTCCTTGGGGAGTAGTTATAATTTTATCCTGCGGTCTTGCCTTTACGGCATATATCATTTACTACATATTAAAGTTAGCATATGAGGAGATGAACGATGAAACACATAAGTCTGATTCTGTCCCTGACGAGTCTAAGCATTAGTGCTGCGATTGGTGTAGGAGCATATATCACCTATCAAAAAGCACAGAAGATTCTGGACAACCCAGAAGAGTTTGTTGGTGCTGTTGTGGAGAAGCAGGTTAGTAAAGCATTTGAAAAACTGCCTATTCCAAAGATAAATACTGGAAGTATTAAGTTTCCTTTCTAATGGCAGATAAAGACCCATACATTTATAGGATTAAATCAGTTTTAAAAGTTGTAGATGGTGATACAATAGATGCGTCAATAGATTTAGGGTTTGATATAAGTTTAGAAAAAAGAATTCGTCTTGCTGGTGTCGATACCCCAGAGAGCAGAACAACTGATGCAAAAGAAAAAGCATTAGGACTTGAAGTTAAGGAATGGCTAAAGAAAAAGTTAGAGGGACAAACTGACATTGTTGTTAAAACAGAACTACCAGATTCTACCGAAAAATATGGTAGGATTC